GCGATGTCGATATAGCTCTCGGTGCTGGAGGGTACACGCAGGCGGCGGGTACGGCGACCTTCAATGTGGCCAAGACCGTGACCTGTGGGGGAAGCTTCACAAAGACGGGCGGGACGGTAACGTCTTATAAATTGAACCTAAATCTGTATGGAGACCTAACTTCCAACAGCGCAGTGGTTGCATATAGTGTGACGCTACACGACTCTACATTGAACGTAGTCCTGTCCTCGTATCGGCATTACACTACATATGGGACGGTGACGATTGAATCTGGAAAATCTATCCGGTTAGAATCAGATAATGACTTTGGGACCACAACCAACGTATTCAGGAACTATGGTACGATAAACGGGCCAGGAAAGGTATATCTCATTTCTCGTGGCAACCCGATGGAGTTCTACCCAGGAACTATCAATACAGACCTTCTATTCTCTCAAATAAATACAGAAACCACAGATAACTTCACAGTAATGGAGGATGGGCTCCTTGGAAACGTAGAGATAAAATCGGACCATGCAACAGAATTATGCGTGGTCGATATCAACGGCAAGACCCTGGCAGCCACGGCCATAACCGTCTCGACCCGTGGCGTACTGACCAACAGTGGTGCCGAGGCCGCGTGTACCACCACTGGGGCGTTCACCGTATCGGGGGCCAGTGCTGTGGTCAGCGGGGCGATAGTCCTCACCTACGGCACTTATGTTCAGAGCAATGGCACGGCCACGCAGGTAGGCAACTGGAGCGGGGGCGCTGTCACCGCCAGCGGGGGCACGCTCGTCGGGGCAGGGTCGGCCAGTGTTACGTTAACCTCCAGCGGGGACGTGAACCTCACAGGGGCGACCGTCACCGCCGATAAGCTCAACCTGGTGATGACCGGGGCCGGTAAGACACTGACCACCACGGCCACGCTGTTCGGGCTCATGGCATCGGCATATACCAACGTCGCCGCCTCATGCGGCATAACCGCCGGGGCGGGTTCTCATCTAACGACCGATGCAGGGGCGTTCCTGAACATAGCGAACACCAAGGTTCTTACGCTACCGCTGTACGCAGATGGGGCAACCCTAGTACCCAACGGGCCCATCGGCGGCCTGGGTACGTTAGCTATCACCATGAGCGACGGGGACGTTTCTACGAGACTAGGGACCATCCTCTGCCCCATGACCATAGCGAGCATCAACACCGCCGCCGCCAACCGCGTACTGACGGTGCTGGACGATCCCAGCCTAGCAGCCGTGACCGTATCGTCCAGCGACGATGACAAGACGACCACCCTGGACTTTGCCGGGAGAAGCGCGAACATCTCTGGAGCGGTCACCATTGGCACCAGGGGGAACATCCTGTGGGGCGAGGGCGTGCACCATCTTGGCGGCAACCTCGACACTAGCGCGGGGGCGGTGAACTTCGAGACCTCGCAGATAGTGTTCACCAAGGCAGCAACGGTCACCCTGGCCGCCGGTCAGTCGTTCTACGACCTGATCGGCTACTCTTACCCCATAACTCTCGGCGCTGATGCGATTGTGAGCAACATCTTTGCTCATGTCGGGCCGCTGGTCCCCGGGGCGTTCGCGCTGACCATGACCGACCCGACCAAAGAATACACAGGCATGAGGCGGCCCGTCCTCCGCAACCTCAGGACGCCCATCGGACTGCCGCCGTGCTGCCGCCCCCTGCTTGAGGGCATCGAGAGGGTGAGCGTATGAGCTGGTGCACCACTACAACGCTGACATACCACACCGGGACGGCGCTGGACAGCACCACGCTGCAGGCCATCCTGGACGGGGCGGAGGACGAGATAAACCACCGCCTCGCCCCGCTGGGCATCACCGGGAGCAGCGACCTGGAACAGGCCGAGCTTCATCTGTCGATCGCGCGACTTTATACGAGATACCACATTGTCGGCCAACTCACCTCCGGGGAAATTGCCGCGAGCATTACGAATCATGAGAATATGGCGTGGGAACTCGTAGAGAAGTTCATCGCCACCCAGGACCGCACGCGAGAGGTCAGGAAGTGGGTGCAGATATGACCGCCACCTTCACGCTGGAGGGGGACGAGGAGATGATGGACAAGATAGCCCGCCTCTATCCAGCGTATAAGACGGCCATGTGGCAAGGCATGGAGGACTGGGCCGATGATGTCATCAACGAAGCGAAGCGCATCACCCCCGTCGATACTGGGGCGCTCAGGGCCAGCGGGCATGTGGTCGGCGTCAATGACATGGGGCAGGGAGAGGTGACACTTGATCTCGGGTTTAGCGCCGAGTATGCTGCCCCAGTGCATGAGAACAGGGCAGCGAGGCATGAGGTGGGCAGGGCGAAGTTCCTGGAGGAACCGCTCATCCTCAAGTCCGGGGAACTTCTGCCGCGCATAGCGAGGATGATGGATAGGGAAGCGGAGGCTCAATTATGAGCTATCTCGCAGACATCCAGGCGTATCTCATCGCCCAGGCCCCGGCCACGTTCACCAGCACTAACACGTTCATCAACTTCATGCCCGCCAGCCCTGCGGCGGCGGTGTGCCTCTACCCCTACTCGGGACAGGGCAAACTATACAACACCGACGGGGACGGGGTGGGCCGTCCAGGGTTGCAGGTACGGGTGAGGCATCAGACCCCGGAGACGGCCTGGACATGGCTTTCTCTCGTAGAATCCACGCTCAAGGGCGTGCAGAACACCGCGCTGAGCGGGACCGCCTACCTGTGCATACGCCCAGCGAACACCCCCAGCCAGGTCGGCTGGAACAACAATTCTCTGACACTAATGCAGAACTTCGAGGTTTTGAGGAGCGAATAATATGACCACATCAGCGAAGATAGCGCATGGTACGAAGCTCAAGCGGGTCTCCACGGAGATCGCTGAGATAACCAAGATAGAGGGCATGGAGCTGGAGCGGGCCGTTGTCGATGTCACCAACACCGACAGCGGCGGATGGCTGGAGAAGATCCCCGGACTTAAAGAGGCCAAGGAGATCAAGATAGAGGGCAACTTCCGGCCTGATGACAGCACCGGACAGATCCAGATGTATACTGACTTCGGGGCCGGGACCGTTAGCACCTGGACCATAAGCGGACCATCGACCCTGGCGTTCTCCTGGACGTTCGACGGGTGGGTCAAGGGATTGAGCATCAATGCCCCCGTGGCGGAGAGCAAGCCTGCCACGTTCAGCGCCACCATCTGCATCAGCGGAGCGGCGGTACTGGCGTACTCTGCGAGCGATGACATCACCACCATAGCGATGGGTACTGGAACCCTGAGCCCCGGCTATGTGGCCACGACCTACACCTACACCGTGGACCTGGCCGCAAGTACCAGCAGCACGTTCACCGTGACCAAGGACACCAGCGTCCTCAAGCTGTACGTCGCGGGAGTATACACCGCATCCCTGACCACCACCGAGGCAAGCGCAGCCATCCCCTTCGCCATTGGAACGACCAAGGTGGAGATAAGCTGCACCGATACTGGCAAGGTCCCCAAGTGGTACACCATATACGTCAGCCGGTCGAGCTGAGGTGATCGAGTGAGCTACATCGTGCCGACCGGGTACACCGTGCTAACGAGGCAAGAGCAGAGCATGGTATCCCCGGCGCTCCTCCCTTTTTCTTACACGCTCGGCACGCTGTACGCTCTAGGGAACGTCCTGGGGAGGGACATAACCAAGTGGAGAAGGGTAACACCGGACGGGAAGCCGGACCTGGACGGGATGCTGGACATCCTCTATTCAGGAGTGTACGACCTGGACGAGCCGCAGAACTCGCCATCGCGCAATGAGATAGCGAGGCTCATCACGCCCGCGTCAGCGCCGTATGTCAACAGCATGATCGATCGCGTGATAGCCAAATCCATGCCCGTCCTCACGGACGAGCAAAAGCGCAAGGCGGAGGCGGATGGCCCAAACTCGCCCGGCCCGTAGACTGGGAGCAGCTATGGGCTATCGGACGGTACGACCTGAGGCTATCGGACAGGGAGTTCTTTGGGCTGACTCTCAAGGGGTTCTCCGCATTGATGGCCCGGTTCAAGGAAGCCAGGAAGTTCGAGGAGATGCAGCTCGGCCTCATCGCGGCGTTCTTTGCCAATGCCGAGTACGCGAACAAGGAGAACCGCATGTCCTGGGAGCCCAAGGACTTCATGCCCTCGGCGCTGGCCGAGGAGCACCAGGAGCAGGACGAGATGGCGGAGATGGACGCCGAGGCCACGTTCGATTTCATCAAGGGACTTAACGCGGCGATGGGGGGGAAGGAGGCAGTAAATGGTTGATGCTGGCGAGGTCAAAGGCAAGATAACGCTGGATGTGAGCGGCCTCAAGAAGGGGGCGGATGAGGCAGAGCGGGCCATGAGCGATATGGCATCATCGGTGGAAACCTCCGGCAAGAAGGCTTCAGAGTCGGTCGATAAGGTAGGGACCACCTCTGAAACGTCATCGGCCAAGGTCAAGAAGTCCTCCGAGGGCTCCGGCAAGGCGTTCCTGGGCGCGGCTCAGAGCGCGACCACCCTGGCCATGTCCGCATACGTCCTCTATGATTCTTATGACGGGGTGCAGAGCGCGCAGACGGCCAGCGAAAGGGCCAACCTAAAGCTGTCCAAGGCCAACGAGGCGGTAGAGAAGGCCCAGGACGCCCTTAACAAGGCCGTTGCCAAGTATGGCCAGGACTCCCCGGAGGCCATCCAGGCATCTCTCGACCTGGCGCAGGCGCAGGACATGAGCACCATCGCCTCGCAGAACGCGGAGATGGCCGCTGGAAATCTCGATGACGCCTGGGTGCAGTTCTCGCTCGGCGGCATCACCTCGGTCCTGGGCATCATATCGGGAGCGGGGGGGATGATCGAGACCATCAAGAGCCTGTCCGGGATGCACATGCCCAACTTCGGGAAGGCCATAAACAGCGTCGGGAGCATCCTCAAGACCGCTGGCGGCTCGCTGCTGACCAACCCCATCTTCCTGATAGCGACGGCCATCGCGCTCGTAGCAATTCTTATCATCACCAACTGGGACGCGGTCAAGCCATTCTTCGAGGGCCTGTGGAACGCGCTCAAGGGCATCTTCGAGGCGGCGTGGGGGGTCATCGACGCTGTTGTCATCAAGCCGCTGATGGCTGCCTGGGGGCTCATCAGCCAGGCCGCTGGCATTATGAGAGACGTCCTCATTGGGATCTGGAACGCCATAGTCGGCGCCCTTACTGTCGCCTGGAACCTGATAAATCAGTATATCATCCAGCCTATCCTCACCGCCTGGAACTGGATTCAGCAGGGCGCCGAGATAATGAGAGGCATCCTCATTGGCATCTGGAATGCCATCGTAGGGGCCCTGACAGTTGCCTGGAATCTCATTAATCAGTATGTTATCCAACCACTGCTCGCGGGGTGGAACCTCCTCCAGACAGCAACAGAGATAATGAAGGGCATCCTCGTAGGCATCTGGAACGCCCTCTATGATGCCATATTGGGAGTCTGGAACTGGATAGACCAGAACATCGTCACGCCGATAAAGGCCGCCTGGGACGCCATAACCAATGCCGCCGGGATAATGAAGCAAGGGCTGGAGACCATCTGGAACGGCATCAAGAGCGTGATCGACACCGTCGTCGGGGGGATAATGTCCATTATCCAGCCGCTCATCGACGCCATGAACACCGTCTTCGGACTGGCGGGTGACATTGGGGATGCGGTCGGTGCAGTGATCCCGGACGGCGACCTCATTCCGGGATTCCACCTTTTTGCCGAGGGTGGCATGGTCACACGGCCCACGCTCGCCATGATAGGCGAGGGCGGTGAGCCAGAGTATGTCGTCCCGCAGAGCAAGGTCGCGCAGTTCATGAACTTCATGGCAGGGAGCGGAGCGGCCACCCCCATACCTAACCTGGGAGGGGCGGCGCTATCGACCATAAGCACGAGCTCGTCCTCGGTCCGCAGCATCGGCCAGGTGGTCAACAACTGGAACATACGCACGGATGACCCCAAGGCCGTCATGAAGGAGATCTACAAGAACTCCAAGAGCCTGTTCGGGGTGGGCACCTGAGCCATACGCTCACCATCAACGGCACGGCCAGGGCGTACACGCCCGGGACGATGAGCATCG